CCATGAATCCCGCTTATTAACTCCGTATTGTTTCATACTTTCACGAAGTTTCTGTTTAATTTGTTGTTCTCTAGCAACCCTTTGAAAGTGTGCTTCAATTTGCCTATCTAGCAACCTAATCTCAATTCTATCATTAAGAGATAAGTCGAATAGTGCTTTCATAACCATAATGCCACCAACTGTAATCAGCCCAAATAAGACCGAGTGTGCTAATGGGCCATAAGGAAAATTAAGACCGTATGCTGAATAGAAATAAACATTTGCCCCACTGACTGTTCCGACAAATAAAATTGTCATAACTAATCTAGTGTCTTGGCTTAATGCTGGCATTTAAATAACCTCAAGCGAAATTGATGAAGACTGAGCCATTGTTAGTGGTTTCTTCATAGAAGATACCTTCTGACATTAATACACCATGCAGGTCAAATTCCATTGTAGTATCGGGTTGGACTAAAAATCTAGCAACTTCTTTACCACTATTATCTGTTCCATCAAATACCTTACAGGTAAATGGTGCGCCACCATCATTACAAACATGAATTGAAACTATTTTGCACTTACCCGTAAATACTTGCTTACTTGCTGTCAATAAACCACTACTTCTACAACTGGACATCCATAATCACTTCCGTTCAATTGCACTACGAGGGTTGCCCCTCTTAAGTGTGTTGGTTCACTTATTCAGTCAATGCTGATTTCTTGCCCTTAGACAAGGTTTTCTTTGCCTTTGCCTTAGCAGGGAGCAATAATGCACACAAATCATCGTGAGTTGAGAGGTCTTTACCTAATGCTCTTGATAGCCTAGTTAGCCGTTCAGGAGAAAGTTCACGCAATTCCTTCCTATCCGCTTCTTCAAAAGAAACATCAAGGCAGGAATCGCCCAAATAACCTAAACAAATATTTGCTGATAAATCAGTAATTTCATTTGTTCTATCCAATAAGCGACCATGAATGTTCAAAGTCATAGACCTTGAGCCTTTAGTCAGTTTAATTGTCGCCAACTAAACCACCTCAAAGAAGGCCAAATGCTCGGATTCTAATAGTAGTATCGGTAATATCGCCACTAGCCTGTGCGTTTGTTCCATCCATATTAACCATATAAAGATGAAAACCACCTTCATAAGCCCCTGCTGCGGTGCATTCTGCTACTGCGGAATAAGTCGCAGGTAAAGAATTACCTGTGATTACTACCGTAGTAATACTAGATAAGCCTAAAGAAGAAGCAGTAATTACTTCTCCACCAGCAGTATAAGCGGTTACAAGAATTGACGCATCAACTTGGTATTCATCACCATTTGCTTTTGGTTTAGTAAACCCTTTATGGTCTGCTAATAATGTTACTGTATGAGCCATTTTAAATCAACTCACAGGAGGTTTGTAATTTTACCTTGACCCTTAAAGTAAGAGCAGCCCATTTCAGCCATTGTTCGGTAAAGAGCCTTGTTTCCAAGAGAACCGACACCGAATGGGTTTCCGTTGCTAATACCGTCTTCAAAGTATTGAGTTGGCTTCATTACAGATAGCCACAAATGGTCTGTATCAAGGAAAAGCATATCACTAATCAAAGAACTGTTTAATCCAGTTGAAGTCATAGCCGCAACAGGAATCATAGGAATGTCGTAATAGGTTGAAACTCGGAATCCGACTTCACTACCCTTAACACCACGAACACCGTTCACAGTAGGAACAATTTCTTTTCTATCCATGAAACGCTCTTGAGCCTGTAATAAGTCAGAAATCGTTTGAAGAGTGTCATATCCAGTAAGAATAACCTTTGGAGAACCACCCGCAACACGGAGTCTGCGAATCATGTCATTAAGAACAGTAAGAGTCAATTGTCGTGCTTCTGCTGAAAGGTAGCCATCACCAAAAGAAACTTCCGAATCCAAATACTCGTTGCCTGAAGCACTTCTTAGTTTCCCGTAAAGTGTATCAATTTGTTGGTCGTCTGCCGCACCAACAAGGTTTCCGCCTGAATTGTCAGCAAGTTCTGTAATTTCAGCCGAGTTAGAAACAATCTTCAATAGAGAAGTATAGTTTCTATCAATAGCGTTTGCTGTGTTATATGCTGTTGTTGGCGAATAAGCCTCCAAAGGCGTAACAAGCATAGCATTTTGAACTTCAGCGTGGTGCTTACCCATGTCTTCTCTTAGTTGCGCTCTAATATCACCGATACCGTCGTCAATTTGAGCCATTTCCATAGAAAGTTCACTGAAAGCGAATTGATGTGCAACAATCTTTGGACTGGTGAACAATGTATCGTATTCAGGTGCAATTGATTGAAGACCGTCTGAATCAGAATCTAATGAAGCATTTTCAGGAACTCCACCAGTTCTGTCTGCTCTCAAAGAATCAGCACCATAAAGTGCAGTATTGAGAGTAGTGTTTGAAGCGGCAGAAATGTCCAAAAAGTTTCCTGCTCCACCAGCAGGTCGCTTCTTGAGGATTCTCCAACCACTTGAAGAATAAGGTCGCTTTGAGATAACAGACAATGCGTTGCATTCTCGGTTTAGCATAGACCAAACCTTTTGACCGTAAATCTTGTTGTAAAGATTAGCGTTAATACCGCTTGGTGCGCCTAATGCTCCATCGTGAGCAGTATGAATACCACTTACTGTTCCTTGAGCCTTTAGCAATTGATTGCTAATGCTACCCGTCATTCCTGTTCCGTATGTTTGTGCTTCTAAATCTGCAATTGTGTTAATATAACTCATCTTAAACGCCTCCTACCATTTTATGAATGTCAGACCAATCCATCTCAGCCAATTCATCCATTGTTGGGAGTTTAACAGTTGCCTCTTCTTGGGCCTTTAGGATTGTTTGCTTTTCAGCCGTCAAAGACTTTCGTAGTTGAGAGAACTCATTCTTCATAGCAGCAATTTCCGCTTGAGCGTCATAGTTTGCTTTTTCAATGAGGTGTTCTCTTGAAGAGGTTTCAGCCTTAAATCGGTTTTCAAATTGCTTTTGAAGGTTGTCGTAAGCCAACTTTTCAAGTTGTTCTTGGCGGAAAGCATCGTAAGCCTTCTCAATGTTTCCAACAGACAAATCTAGGGTTTCTAGTTCATTGTTGTTGAATGCCTTAACAACAGGCAAATCAGATGCTCTTGGCTTTCCGTTGTCAATAACAACTCTATCCGCAGGTTCACCGATTTCAACGCCAGCACCGTCAAGCGTGGATAAAAGAGCCTTTGCTTCTTCATCCATGTATTCCATGCTTTCTTCATCTTCCATCTTTTCATCCATCATAGGCATTCCCTTCTCTTCGTCGGTCATGTCCATTTGTTCTTCGTCTTCCTTTCGGAGTGTATTCACTTCTTCCATAAGTGCATCCAATTCCGCTAGTGCTTTTTCAATCTTAGTCATACTAATCATTCCTTTTGTTTTTGTTTTGTCTTGTTTTAAAATATCAAATCGTGCTTCTGGGTTAATTCCTTTTTCACAGATTGTCACTTCATGTAATTCAAGTTTGCTTATTTCATTGTAGTCTCCTAATTCTTGGTGGTTTTTCTTTACTTTTTCTAAAGCCTGTCCTCCAATACTAAATGACCTCAATGAACC